AAACAGAATCCATATCCTTATATTGCTAATAGTCAGACTCCATATATTGCTAATGCACAACAACCTTATCCATATATTGCTAGTCAACCTACAACATATGCTAGACAGGGTCAAACTCCATTTACATATGCTAATAGGTCACCGTTTACATACAGAAACCCTGTAAATGGTCAACAACCATATATTGCAAACGCAAGAAACCCGTTTACATATAGACACCCATTCACATATAGGGTTCCTTATATTGCTAACACAACATATCCAGCGAATACAACGTATCCTGCAAATGCGAGACAACCTTTCACATATAACGCAAGGACTCCATTTACATATAACGCAAGAACACCGTTTACTTATCAAGCGCCTACGACTTATCAAGCACCTACGACTTATAACGCAAGGTATCCTGCGAATGCTCAGCAACCTAGTAACGCTCAACAACCGTTTACATATGCTAATAGGTCACCGTTTACATACAGAAACCCTGTAAATGGTCAGCAACCTTACATAGCGAACGCACAACAACCTTATCCATATATTGCTAATCAACCTACAACATATGCTAGACAAGGACAGACTCCGTTTACATATAGTAATAGACAGCCAGGAACGTATGCTAGACAAGGTCAGACACCAACGACATATCAAAACAGGCAGCCAGGAACTTACGCCCGACAAGGACAGACTCCGTTTACATATAGTAATAGACAGCCAGGAACGTATGCTAGACAAGGTCAGACACCAGTCATTAGATGGGATAACGCATTATCTCAACAATGGCCTGCGACACCAGTCACAAGTTAATAGAAAAGGAGTCTTAGGACTCCTTTTTTACACCCCTAAATATTGACAAGGAACTATATTATGTTAAATAAAATCACAACTCTAGAAGAAGCAAAATCCCAAATTACCAAAGAAACCACGGAGACTCTTCACCTTGGAGCTCTTGATATTGGTAATACAGATACACCTGCATATGAAATTATGCAATGGTTATTTGACGAAATTCTCCCCCCTTTAAAGATATTCAAATGGGGTGATACACTTCAAATGAGAAAAGACAAAAAAATGATGGGATTCAATGGTCTACTGAATAAGTCTATACCTTATCATCAATTTCTTCAACATGGTTATTCAAGTTTACTTATGGACGGAAACCATGCAGGATTTGGATTTCAGAAAAACGATGAAGAAGTAAATATTACAAATAGTATTACAAACATTCGTCCTTCCCAAAAAGATGACCCTGTAACTAAAGAACTTCTTGGTTCTAACTATTACCATAGTGCAAAAGCACATTGGTTAACACAAAGTATTATAGAAGAAGGTCTTTGGGCACCAATTCAAGGTTATTCAAAAAAAGTAAATGATTTAATGCAACTTGTAATCCACCCAGGCTCGGTTCGCTCATGTGTCTTTGAAGAAATGGAACAGGACGACATGGAACTTCTGATATGGGATAAAAGTGGTCAACTTTCAGATTTACCTAGTGCAACGTTTGAAGAAGTATTGGAATACTGGGGAACAAAACTAGAAGAAAGAAATAGACATAAAAACATTTCTTTCTTGTTATGTAGAGGTGTAATAGAATGGCAAACTGATTTTGCAGAACTAGGATTCAGAGACCAAGTATTTGATTTTAATAAAAAAATACATGAACTTTCTGCAGGCAAAGGCTTGACAATTTACATAGGTTATGATAGTAAAATGAACGACCTAGAAGGAGTATGTGAAACTTCTATTAGAGAAACCATTAAAAATTCTTGGTTCAGTGGAAGTGGTGGGGAGTTAATGCATTATGAACCTATAATTAAAATGCTTGACATTTCTAAACTTCCCGACTATAATAGAGAGTACGCAAATCAAAGTACTGAATTTACATACAGTAGATTCCTTATTCCTCATTTAGAAAATTACGAAGGGTTTAGTCTATTCATAGATAACGATTTTATCTTTAAAAAATCATTACTACCTATGTTTTATTATCTCAATCCCAATGATGCAATTGCTTGTATTAAATATCCTCATTACGAACATGACGAGACTAAGTTTGACGGAGAAGTTAACATTGACTATCCATGCAAACTATGGTCATCTATGATGTTCTTTAATAACAGTCATGAAGACTGTAAAAAGTTGACACCCGAAGTAGTAAACACTTGGACTGGAAAACAACTACATCAGTTTGAATGGACTGATGCAATATCCGAAATACCTCAAAAATATATATTTGTTGAAGGTTATGACAATCCTGAAGAAAAATGGGATTACACTGGAATTCATTACACTAGGGGCGGCCCATGGATAGATGGAATGGATTCTACGTCTATAAATAACCTTGAAGTGTACGACAAGTACAAAACCCTCTATGACAACTCATGAGAATGTGGTATAATAGAAAGATTATAGGAAAATAAATTATGCAAAATAGAAACGCACTAGTATTTACTGAAGAGGGAAACCTCTTTGTCAGAAAACCAACTGGATTAGAATATGAATTTCAAAATGTCGATAGACCTGAACTAGGTTTTGAGTATGATGTTTTAGTATATGATGACATTGAAGTCAAAGTTATGCAATGGAATAGTGAGGTATCTTTCGATATGCAAGAAAAGACTGAACTTACTGATGCAGAAAAACAAATGATTGAACAATACATTGATAATTCTGAACCACCTTTAGGAGTAAATCTAAACAATCAATACTTGGAAAAGTTATACGATGATGTAGGTTCTTATTTATCAGAGTGTGTTGATATGCATGGATTCACTGATTTAGGAGAAGTCACTTTTGCAGGTAGAGAGGGGTCTAATCACCCACATAGGTCTAATGCAAGACGTGTAATGGAATATGGTGACGCTGTTTATAATATACTAGACCAAATATCTGCAGAGATAATGGCAACTCGTGAAGATACTTTAAAAGAGTTTAGTGAATATAAACAACATCTTCCTTCTCCAAGTCTAATACCCGACCACGCAAAGAGATAAAATGGAAATCGTTTATATAGACGAACCATTTAAAATACAGGACTTTCCATTAACAAAAGTATATGTATTGGACAATTGGTTAGCTCAACCTCTACATCATTTCTATGATTCTCAGATTACTTTCAATAATATATGGAGTAAGACGAATCAAGTAAACAGTAGTTCTTCTACTGGTTTGCCACATCACAGTTTTTGGGGTGCATCATTTTTTAGAGAAAACTATGAAATAGACAGTGACATGGAACCGAGTCATACATGGTTCACTAGATACTTAGATAGACGATTACAAACTGAATTTGGTTTTAAGTGGGTTAGATTTCAATACGCAGGTTTAAACTCACAAACTCAAGGGTTACAAGGAACAACTCATAAAGATTGTCAAGAAAATGACAGCTGGAATTTATCTTTTTTGTATTATCCCAATAGATATTGGAATCCTTCTTGGGGTGGAGCCTTGAGATTGTATGACAAAGAACAACAAGGTTTAGACGGAAGAGACGAACATATCAAAAATCACCAAATAGGTGAGATTGAGTTTAAACCAAATAGATTAATTATGTTTGATGGAAGAATACCACACGGTGCAGATGCACCCGACCCAAGTGCAAGATATATGGATAGAAGGTCTTTAGTAATTCGTGGTGATGAAGTTAGACTAGAAGAAGAGGGAGAAAATTATCATGCCAACGATAGACTTTCATACATACGATAAAAAAACATTAACAGATTTTAAACCCATTCTTGCAAAATCTGTTCAACCCGATTGGTGGAAGAAAGCAAAAGTTGCTGAGGTTGTCAACGGAGTTACTAATAAAACAATTCGTTCATGTCCTGCAATGGCAGATTGGTTAGCATCGGGATATCTTATTTGTGCAAACAGAGATATCTATGTTAGAAATGGTGTAACTATTGAAGATGATGGAGATAAGACGTTTTATACAGAAGATACTATTCAACATGAATTAGACGATTACGCATCTCAAACACACCCTAGTGTACAAATGCACGATGCATTTTCTTATATGGGTACAGACGAAGCGCCTATAAAAGATGCATTTAAAATGTCTAATCCATGGAGTATTGCAACCCCACCAGGCTATTCTTGTTTCTACTTAGACCCATTCCTATTTCAAAACAACTACTTTGCAACATGGCAAGGTATTATCGATACAGATAGGTTTAATGTAAACAAAGATAACTCACAAATTATTTTCTATCCTAAAGTAGACCATTCCTTTGTAATCACAAAGGGTACACCTATTGTACAAATTATTCCTTTTCAAAGGGAAGAGTGGGTTGCAACATACTCAGTAAAATCTCACAAATCATATATTGATAATCTATCTGAATACACTTCAGAACATGACAATAAGACTTCAACAGAACTTTCTAGAATAGGTTTTGCAGACGAACTTAATAAAGCAGGCCCATATAAAAGAGCTAAAGTTTGGATTCCAAAACATAAAAACTTTAAAGAGGATTTACAAGAATGTCCTTTTGATATTAAGACGGGTAAACTGAAACCCGAATATGAGGATTTAGAAGATGGCAGTTAGAGCAATATTTCCAACGTTTCTTTTTCATAGAAACTTCTTACAAGAAAACCTAGGAAATAAGGGGTATTCCGAAGAGTATTCTCTAATGTTGAGAGGTGAAATGGATGCCATGAGAAGAAGAGACCCAATTGGTAGACAACTTTCTAATCAATACACTGGTTGGCAATCTAAAGACGGTTGTGAAAGAAATCCAACTTTCCAAAAATGTATGAATAAAATTGTGGGTCTTTTTAACGAAGAGGTTTTACCGTTTCATGGACTAGACCCTTCTGTTTGTAAACTCACTATAACTAATTCATGGGCAAATATTAACGATAAAGGAGCTTGGAATGCACCTCATTTACATAATGGTTGTTGGTATAGTGGAGTATTATATATCCATGCAGACGGTGATGAAGGTCGTCTAACTATGGTTGATGTTCACTCAAAAGTAGTTGCTGACTTTCCTGCAAGTGAGAGAACACCAACATCATTTCCCTTTGAACCTGTAACGGGTGAGTGTATTCTGTTTCCAAGTGGTGCAATGCACATGGTTGAACCTAATCCAACTGATAAAGAACGATACAGTATATCTTTCAATACATTCATTGAGTACAATCGTGAAGGTGCAAACATGGGTGTAACTGAAAATTATGATAGAGATGAACTTTTATTTGATTTAGACGAAAAAGGTAACATAATTAGGTAGTTCGATTCTCTAAATAGTACTATGGAAATCATAGTAGACGCTCATATAATTTGGAATGTACTCCTTACTCTTATTCTAGCACCAATAGGATTTTTGGTGAGAAGTATCGTGGCAGAACAACAAAGACTTTCTATCCTAATTAATAGGACTAGAGAAGAAGTTGCTAAAGATTATGTCACAAGAGACCAAATAGAAAAAGATTTTGAGAGAATGAAAGATACTCTTGAGCGAATTGACGAAAAAATAGACAGACTACAATCTAAGACATACTTCCAAGAATAGGTTCCCAAATGGTATAAATAGTAATAGTTAAGATTATTACTACTGGAAAACTATTATGGCCGCACCAAACTCAAAGGCAACATTTAAAGATTACATCAAGAGAGCATTAGGAGCTCCTGTTGTAGAAATTAACATCGATGACGACCAACTGGACGATAGAGTTGATGAAGCACTGCAGTATTTTCGTGAATTTCATTACGATGGAAGTATCAAAACCTATCTAAAACACCAAATTACTCAAGCAGAAATAGATTCATTTAAGACAAATGAAACACACGCAGCTGCGACAACTGGAACACAAGCAATCGCAAACCAAACTTACGGGGAAGGTAAGAATTATTTAACACTACCCGAACACGTTCTTTCAGTTATAAACTTATTCCCGTTTAGTTCGGGAACACAATCAAATATGTTTGATATTCAATATCAACTTAGACTAAATGACTTGTGGGATTTAACCTCAACAAGTGTTATGTATTACTCTCAAGTTCAATCACACCTTGCATTACTCAATCAAATGTTAGTGGGTCAGATACCTATAAGATTCAATATGCATTCTAATAGATTGTACATAGACTACAATGCATCAAAATTGACTGCAAATGAGTGGATTATCATTGAATGTTATAGAAAAATAGACCCTAATGATATGACTGATGTCTATAACGATATGTGGTTAAAGAAATATGCGACTGCAAAAGTCAAATATCAATGGGGTGAAAATCTTGCAAAATTCCAAGGTATACAATTGCCAGGCGGAGTAACACTAGATTCTGAACGTATGAAAACTGAAGCACAAGAAGAGATTCTAAGACTAGAGGAAGAATCAAGGTTAAATTACGAAATGCCTGTTATGGACATGATGGGATAAACCCATGCCTACTAACGTATTTTTCAATCACGCAGTAAATACTGAACAACATCTTTACGAAGATTTAGTTGTCGAATCTTTACGAATGTATGGACACGAAACATATTATCTACCAAGAGAAGTTGTAGAAGAAGATACTATACTAAATGAAGACGTTCAGTCTAGATTCGGTGATGCATATTCAGTGGAAATGTATATTGAGAATGTAGAAGGTTTTGAGGGCGAAGGAGACTTAATGTCTAAGTTCGGGGTTTCAGTTAGGGATACTGCAACATTCGTAATCTCACTCAGAAGTTGGGAAAGGTTTATATCATTAGACTCTAACCTTGCAACGTCACTAAGACCCAATGAAGGAGATTTAATACACTTCCCTTTAAGTGGTTCAATGTTTGAAATCAAATTCGTAGAACATGAGAATCCATTCTATCAAGTCGGAAAACTATTTGTATTTAAATTACAATGTGAATTGTTTGAATACAGTGGAGAAGACTTCGATACTAATATTTCAAATATTGACTTAATAGAAGACGAACAAGCATACTACATTGACTTAACAATGGCTGCAGGTGGTTCAGGAAACTATACAAACAACGAAAACATTACACTAAGTAGTGTTGTAGTGGGGGAAGTTATCTCTTGGAATCCTGTAACTAGAAACCTAAGAATTAGAGACAATACAAAGACACTACTTGTTGGAGATGTCTTGGTTGGTGCAGAAGGAAGTGCATCTCATACGATTGGAAGTATCGTAGATGTTATGACTATGGGTAATGACGGTACTGCAGACAACTTAGACTTTGAAACAAAAGCAGACGGATACTTAGACTTCTCAGAAACAAACCCATTCGGTGAGGTAACATAATGATAGAAAAAATAGTTGCAGAAGTAGTTGGTTGCGACCAAGATTCAGTGAAAGACGATTCAAACTTCGTAGAGGATTTGGGTTTTGATTCATTGAATGTTGTTGAGTTAATAATGCAAATAGAAGAAGAGTACGACATAGAAATGCCTGATGAAGACGTAGAAGAACTGCATACAGTTAAAAGTCTGAAAGATTATATAGAGGTAAATGGATAATGTTTGGGACTCATTTTTATCATGAAACTATTAAGAGAAGTGTATCTATTTTTGGAACACTATTTAATAACGTTACAATCAAAAAAACTAAAGCAGACGGAACAGTTCTTGCACAACAGATAGTTCCTATATCATATGGCCCAAGACAAAAGTGGTTAGCGAGACTTAACGAAGAACCTAATCTAAGTGACGGTAATAGAAGTGCAATAAGTCTACCTAGACTTGCATTCGAAATAACAGGATTTCAGTATGATGCAGATAGACAACAAAACAAATTAATTAGAACTGAAAAAGGTGGACTGAACGCAGATAAATCTAACCGTGGATTCCAGTATGCACCAGCGCCTTATACAATAAGTTTTACACTAAGTGTTCTTGCAAAACAAGCTTCAGACGGACTCCAAATTGTAGAACAAATACTTCCTTATTTTCAACCTGAATATACAGTCTCTATGAAAATGATTGATGATATGAGTGAAGTAAGAGACGTACCAATTACACTTACAGGTGTTGAAATGACCGACACTTATGACGGAGAGTTTACAGAAAGACGTGTTATAGAACATACACTTACTTTCGATATGAAAATATACTTCTTCGGCCCAATCTACAATGGTAAAATTATTAAGAATGTTATCGAAAGAACATACATTAGTCCTGATGTTACTAAAGGATTCTCAACGACTCAGATATCAGAATCGGGTCTTGTTAAAGAAGTTAAACACTATGAACCTGCATTCGGAGAGATTGCAAATTCACAAAGTTCATCTACCAATGTGGTATTTGCAAGTGCGATAAATAGTTCTATAAGTGTCGGAGATGAAGTATTCGATACAGGGTTGGCGACCAACCCAACGGTAAGTGCAATTGCATCTAATAAATTAAGTGTAACACTTAGTAGTGCAATCACACTTACAAAGAAAACAACACTTAAGTTTGTGGGTTCGGTAGACCCTGAAGATACTTTCGTAGTTGCAGAAACAGTTAACTTTTATGATGACGGAACAGGAAAAACCTATTCGGACAACCTAACCGATGATGAGTGATAATTATGGCAAAAGATATAGATTCTAAATTAGACGATATTTTAGATATCGGAACTAATATACAAAAAGAAACCAAGGTCGTTAAACTACCTGCACTTCAACGTGCAGAATCAGTAGACAACGACTACAAGTATGGTAGAGAAACCCTTTATAACCTCGTAGAACGAGGACAAGATGCGATTGACGGTATCCTAGACTTATGCAAGGAAACCGAACACCCACGAGCATACGAGGTCGCAGGACAACTTATAAAGACGGTGGGGGATACTGCAGAGAAACTTCTAGACTTACAAAAGAAAGTTAAAGAGTTGGAAGCAGAAAATCCAAATGTTAAAACTCAACACAATCACCTATATGTTGGGTCTACCTCAGACTTACAAAAGTATCTGAAAAAAAATAAAGACTAATGTATAATCTTGTTGATGAAGTAATCGCAGAGATTAAACGAGATGTTCATATGGATAACTTATTTGCATTGAGAGAATTACTAGAATGTCTTATAAAGATACCTGATTGTGAACATAAAATAAGGAGTTTCTTGAGTGAATTTCCTGAACAAAGAGAAGAATATAAGTAATGACTGATGCGAAGAACGAAGGATACTTAGGTAATACCCTCATCAAGAAAGCTGGTATAGAACACCAGTATACAGAAGAAGAGTTGGGTGAATACATTAAGTGTTCAAAAGACCCTGTACACTTCATTGAAAACTATTGTCAAGTAATCTCACTAGACGAGGGTATGGTCAAGTTTAAACTCCGTGGATATCAAGATGAACTCATAAAACACTATGATTCAAATAGATTCAACGTGGTTCTTGCATCAAGACAATCGGGTAAGTCAATTACGTCTTGTGCATACCTAATATGGTACTTACTATTTCACCCTGAAGTCACTGTAGCAATCCTCGCTAACAAGGGTGCTATCGCACGAGAGATGATTTCTCGTATAGTTACTATGTTAGAGTCAGTTCCCTTCTTCTTACAGCCAGGAGTTAAGATTCTTAACAAAGGTTCGATAGAATTTGCAAATGATAGTAAACTAGTTGCAGCTGCGACATCGTCAAGTTCGATTCGTGGTCTTTCGATTAACCTACTATACCTAGATGAGTTTGCATTCGTAGAAAATGCAGAAGAGTTCTATACTGCAACATATCCCGTGGTAACATCGGGTAAAGAAACTAAGGTTATTATTACCTCTACTGCAAACGGTGTTGGTAATATGTTCTATAAGATATATGAGAGTGCAGTACAGAAACAATCTGAATACAAACACTTCCTTATTAACTGGTTTGATGTGCCAGGCAGAGACGAAAAGTGGAAGAAAGAGACTATTGCAAACACCTCGGAAACTCAGTTTGAACAAGAGTATGGTAACTCATTCTTAGGGACTGGTAATACTCTTATCAATTCCAATTGTCTATTAGGTATGAGGTCTATAGATGCAGAGTGGGGTAAAGAAGATTTTGCAATGTACAAACAACCACAACCCGACCATACATACGTTTGTACGGTTGATGTTGCAAAGGGTAGGGGAATGGATTACTCAACGTTTACTATGTTTGATATAACCGTTCAACCATTTGAACAGGTCGCAACGTATAGAAACAGTATGATATCACCAATGTTATTACCCGATATCATTAACAAGTATGCAACTGCATATAACGAAGCCTTAGTCATTATTGAGAATAATGCAGAGGGAAGTATGGTTGCAACACAACTACATTTCGATATAGAATACGGAAATGTATTCGTTCAAGGACAAACCAAGACTGAAGATATTGGTGTAACAATGAACAAAAAGATTAAAAGAATAGGGTGTTCAACACTTAAAGAGTTACTAGAAGAGAATAGATTGACCTTATGTGACCGAAACACCATTACTGAACTCATGACATTCATAAATAAAGGTATGTCGTTTGAAGCCGCAAAAGGTTATCATGATGACTTGGTAATGAATTGTGTTTTATTCAGTTGGTTTGTAACAACAGAATATTTTCACCACTTAACTAATCATCAAATTAAAGACCTTTTGTATTCAGAACAACAAAAACTAATAGAAAACGACCTACTACCTGCAGGTATCTTCGGAAGTGGTAATCAAACCCCCGAAGCTACTTCTTTCGTAGATAATGAAGGAGATAGGTGGTATGTTAAAGGAACATAAATAATAGAGAATGTAAATCGGGGTCGTTAGATACTGTATTGTTATAAATAAAACAGTAAACAACAACTTTTTACATTAACAGGAGAAAAGTATGGCATTTCAAGTATCACCAGGCGTACAGGTCAACGAGATTGACTTAACGAATGTTGTACCAGCAGTTTCAACAACTACGGGTGCATTCGCTGGTTCATTTCAATGGGGCCCTGTTGATGAAGTAAGAACAGTTTCAGATTCAAAGGGTTTGGTAGACACATTCGGTCAACCTGCAAACACAGATGCAGGTGCAGAGAATTTTTACACAGCGGAATCTTTCTTAAAGTATGGTTCATCACTTAGAGTAGTTAGATTAAATTCAACAGGAATTTTTTCTGCTAACGCAAGTGGTCATGCATCAACTTTACTAAAACACCATGACGACTACGTCAACACTTTTAAAAGTGGTGGTAGTGCAGGAACTGTTGGAAAATTCGTCTCAAAATATGCAGGTTTAAAAGGAAACTCATTAAAAGTATCAACTTGTGCATCATCAGATGCATATTTCAATGATGCAGTAACCACTACAGGTGGTGCAGAAGCATTAGGTCAGACAACAATTACAGTTGCAGCCTCAAATGTCTTCGTTCTAAGGGACATAATCAAATTTACAGGACATGACACTGAATATAGAGTGTTAACTGCTCCTTCAGGAACTACAATTACTATTGAAGCACTCAATCAACCTGCAGGAACTGGTTTAACAGTTGCAGTTGCTAGTGGTGTTAATATCGATAGATATTGGGAACACTATGGTTTGTTCTCGAAAGCTCCTGGCAAATCATCTTCAGCATTAGCTGCAGGTGGTTCAAATGACGAAATTCACGTTGTAGTCGTAGACGAAGACGGAGTATTCACTGGAAAAACTAACACTATATTAGAATCACACGGATTCTTATCACTAGCATCAGACGGTAAAGATTCACAAGGTGCATCTAGTTACTACAAAAACGTATTAGAAACAAAATCAAACTACGTTTACTGGTCTGCTCACTCAACTGCAACCCACGCTGGTTCAGCTGTAGAGAAAGACCACGCTGGTTCAGTAGGTGCAGCTTTCGGTCAACCTTCTTCACCTGAAGTTTCATCACTTAGTGGTGGTGCAGACGGTAGAGATGCAACTGCAGGACAAAAACAGACTGCATGGTCAGACCATTTCGGTGATGCAAATTCAGTTGATATCTCATTCCTAATCGTTGGTTCAACAAGAACTGATAACGGTTCAGGTGTATCTCAAGACCTTCTTGCAGATTGGACAACACAAGTTAATCAAGCAATCCTACTTGCAGAAGCAAGAAAAGACTGCATGGTAATCGCAAGTCCAAGACGTGCATCATGTGTCGGAGTTTCAAGTGAATCAACACAAACAACAAACGTATTAGCAGACTGCAACACTGCAACTTCAAGTTCTTTTGCAGTTCTAGACTCAACTTGGGTCTACCAATACGACAGATTTAACGATAAGTACTGTTGGGTTCCTGCAAATGGACACACAGCAGGTATCATGGCAAGAAGTGATTTACAGAGAGATGCATGGGTTTCACCTGCAGGTTTCTCAAGAGGTCAATACTTAGGTATAACTAAAATCGCTTACAACCCTAAACAAGCATCTAGAGATGACTTGTATCGTGCAAGAATTAACCCAGTCGCAACATTCCCAGGCCAAGGTACAATCCTGTTTGGTGATAAGACTGCATTAACAACACCATCTGCATTCGATAGAATTAATGTAAGAAGGTTATTCATAGTCCTAGAGAAAGCAATATCAACTGCCGCTCAAGCACAATTGTTTGAATACAATGATTCATTCACACGTGCTCAGTTTAGAGCTGCAATCGAACCTTTCCTAAGAGACGTGAAGAACAGAAGAGGTTTAATTGACTTCTCAGTAGTTTGTGATGAAACAAACAACACTGATTCAGTTATGGATAGAAACGAATTTGTTTGTTCTATCTTTGTTAAACCTGCCCGTTCAATCAACTATATAACTTTGAACTTTGTTGCTGCTAGAAGTGGTGTTCAGTTCGAAGAAATCTATTCAGCAGTTTAACAGGAGTAAGATAAATGTCAACAATAGACCAATTTAAAGCACAATTAATCGGTGGTGGCCCAAGGGCAAACAGATTCCGAGTCTTTCTTCCTCGTGCAGGAAACAAAATCGAATTTTTAGCAAAAGGTACTACAATACCTGCAGCTACAGTTGGACAAGTACCTGTACCGTTTAAAGGAACCGTTCTTAAACTTGCTGGTGATAGAAGTTATGCAGATTGGAGTGTGACAATTATCAATGATAATGAATTCTCAGCAAGAACTGCATTAGAACAGTGGCAACAAGAGATTCAAGGTCACGGAACATCAACAGGTTTAGCGACAACAGACTACTTAT